CAAGTCTGTCATCAAAAATGATAATATCATCGCCCAAAAGTTTATATTTAGCTCTGCTCCAGGACAAATTTTGTTCCCGGCAGGCTACATAAACAATGAAGTGATGACATAAAGTGGTTAATGGCCAAGATGTATAAAAGCCCATAGGATTACCAACTGTATATTTTAAGTTGTGTATCCCCTTAGGGTCTTTATACTGAAAGGCATAACCATTTATAATATCATACCAACTAAGAGCTTTGGCTTGACCAAAATTTACTGATAAGAAACCAACTAAAATCTTAATCGGAAATCTATCAGTAAACGCAGTCAAGTCAAAACTATAGTAGGTTCTTTCATCACTGAAGGCTAATTCTTTTAATCCTGATGATTGATTAAAAGTCTGATCTTGAGGGATTGACCTTAACACGATATTAAAATATTCGTGAAGGGGCTTCAAACAAGTTTGAGACCAATAATCACCGATGGCGATTAATCGAGTTTTACCTTCTGAATCTGGAATTGCTGTAATCTTCCTAAAACAAGTTTTATGAGTTTCAGGTTGATTAAACATCAATTCCAGGGATGAAAGATAATGATGACAGAGGTCCATCTTCTCAGGAAGCGAAGTACCCGATGAAAGTGTCTGAATTGATTTGTATAGTGAATCAGGAATATTCCTTAAATCCTGTAAACTATCAACCAATGCATGACCTCCATTAGGACTTCCTTTAGTACTAAGATGAAACCCTTGCCATGATGGAAATTTCAATAATCTACCTACCTTATACTTACGGGGAAGTCGTTTGACTAACTCATAAGAAAATGCAGGTAAATATTTAAAAATCCATTCATAATATCCAGCCCGAGAAGGAGCAAAAATTGTCTCCAACTTAGGCTCGAGTGGCAAGTGAAATCTCCTTAATCCATTTAATAAAGTTAAAGTGAAGCGTAAAACATTGACTTCACGATTCCTGATAAATGGTATAAGACCATAAAGCTTACTAGGAAGACCGTCATATGTTAAACCTGGTACTTTTAGGGAATCCCCTGAAAGATACCGAGTAACACTTAGACGATCATTCTTAATTCGATTTATGGTAGTCTTCAATCCTTTTTCCAAATACATATGTTCAATGAACGTAATATACCTGGTAGAAGAATTAAGGACAGAGATAGGTAACCCATAAGTCTTGTGCAACCATTTTAACAAGTG